ATCTAATTTCTTGGATGACTTTAACTTAGTTTACGACCCTACTAATTTTAGCAAGTGGATTAAGAAGCAAGCTGAAGCGAATGTAATCGAAGTTCAGGCTGGTACTAAGTTGCTACGAATCACAAATACTGGTAAGACTCAAGCAGTCTACCACGGTTTCGCAT